TGGTAATTGCGCCCTTCCCTAGCCAAATCTCCCTCTTTGATCGAGAAGTGATCATCACCACGCCCCTAACAGCTCTGCCCTGAAACTTTTTATTTCGTATTTTATACTTAACCTCGCCCCGATCCTTTATCTTTTTCCATTTTTCAATCCTGTCCACCACCTCATCAATAAACTTCTTATCATCTCCTTTCACAAAGAAGTTACATTCGGTATCTTTAACTACTCGACTCCACTCTCTTTCAAAGGCTGTTTTGGTAAATCTTTGCCCCACGAGGTATACGTATTGTCGTTCCATAAAATATAATTGATAAGCTGATCCGCGTATTTCTTAATATCATCCGAGTTTTTCAACTGAGGGTTTTTACGAAGTAGGGTCGATGTCGAGCGTTTTTTAACCAAATAGTCCATGAGAAAAGTCTCATCGGGTGGGTCTAGTTCGGCAATCTTATGAAGAAGGTCTTTGTGCGAGGAAAGGAAGTCTCCGAGAGAAAGCTCAGTTTCATAATCCTCCTCGATAACGTTGCTATATTCAGTAATTTGGCTGAAGCTCATGCTAAATGCCTGGCGAACAGCACGAACTTTTTTCTCTGTAGTGTTGACTGCCTCGGCAATCTCCTTGTCGGTTATGTCTGGATTTTTGATCAAGTACTTTCTAATTTTTAAATAAAGGTCGGAGTATGAACGTGGGATTTTTACGAGCCGAGAATTGTCGCGAAGGTAATTCAACATGTGAAATTGCAAGCATCTATTTACCCAGGTGGAAAAGTTTGCGCCTTTACTCTGATCCCAGGAGTCGTAGATTTTTACAATGTACTCTAGAGCCGCGTCACGAAGCTCATCGTAGGGCAACCCAGTAAACCCGCTAATTTTCCTAGCCACCTGGTTTGCTTTCCACATCTGAGAGGTAATTTGCTGATCCCTCTCCACATCACGTTTTTGCCTTTTAAGCCGGCGGACAACTTTCCGCTGCTTCTCTAGTTCTTTTTGTTCAGTTTCGTTCATTTACCCTCCTCGATTGAATTTAGAACAAAGTTTTTAAGCTGGGTTTTTGCCAGAGTGCCATCTGTATTCAATCCGAGAAGCTCTGCCTCTTCATTAAATACAGCAAAGTTTGGCGTACCATCACATTGAATCTGGTCGCAAAAGTCCCAGTCGTCAGAAGTAACGTCCCATTCGCCAAATCCAACTCGGAGCTCGGGATGTTCTTCAGCAATTTCATTAGCGGTTTCTGCCCAAATAGGCTTCATTGCGTTACATGCAACGCATCCTGGCTGGTGGAAAAACACCACCCTGTATTTGAATTCCATATTACAAATAGGTTATAAGTGCATTGTACCACAAAACTGTAGCATATTATAAGTATTTAATATTTCTACTGCTAGATTGCAAACTTTTTGTTCCTATAAGACCAACCTCAGTGCTAATTCTCTTAGACCCAATAGAGAAGTTAGGATCGTAGGAGATTCGGGGTAAAGAGGCACGTTTACCTCCATGTACCGTTCCGCCGCCCATGATCTCGTCTCTATATACTGTTACTCCGTAGACAAAGGAGTCTACAAAGTCATCGTTTTTGATAAACGGAAAAGATGTCAGTTCCGCAAGCCGATCGGAAAGGTTCGGAATATTTTCATATAAAGAAACCACTCCTTCTTCGACTAAAGGAGCTATTGCGTTAGCTCTCAATACTTTATCTTTAGACGGAACCAATTCCTTTATAGTTATGTTCAGAGTGGACTTTAACGTTTGAATGAGAGGAACGCCATTTGCCCTACCCTCGATGTATATACAACGTACTTTCCATTGCTTAATGACTTGGGGGATGAGTTTCTGCAACTCTGGAAAGTCCATCCGCTCAAGGACTACGTGCAAGAGGTGGATTTGGTTGTCTCTACGCTCATAGCCCCATACGCAAATACACGTAAAATCGCTCATTCTCTCGGCTTTATACGCCGTGTCAATGGTTGCATAGATAAATGCATATTTTGATTTATTCTTCTCGTGATAGTCGAACCAATGCTCCTTGAAGATGGCACCCTGCTCGCCTGCAGGCCTTCCTTGATATAGTGAGTTGAAATCCCTCTCGCCAATAGATTTTTTAATCGCCTCAAGGTTTTGCACGGGGAAAAACTCCGGCCAATGCGACTCGCCAAGCTTCCTTCCAAGCACATCGCTCTCCTCATCGAGACACAGAGCCGGAACATTGAGCTCTTTCCAACCAGCTGGGTCAGCCTTAAGCAACCTGCCGATCACATCATCGACATGAAAGCGGGTTCCCATGGAAATAATTGCGTGGTTAGGTAGACCCCGTGTCAAGAACTGCGCCTGAGTCCATGCAAACGTACTCTCCATTACTGCGATTGAGTTACCATCTGCGAGAAGGTCATCGAGAATCCCCACGCCAGGTAACTCGTCGTCACTAATAACACCAAAGCCGAAGCCAGTAACGTTACCACCAGCCGAAGCGATCTTAATAAGTCCACCATTGTTTGTTCGTATTGCGCTTAGGTTGCATTTGTCTTTATCAATATCACACTCTGGAAAAATCCACTTAAATTGCGGATGGGAGATGTATTCAATAACCGCTCTTGAGTTTTCATTTGTGAGCTGGAGCGCGTAGCTGCTCATGATGAACTGAGCCGAAGGACTCCTGCCAAGCTGCCATGCAGGAAAGACCTTGGAGATGAGCAATGACTTTCCAGTACGAGGAGGGAGGGAGATTGCGCTCTGCTTATGAGTCGGTTCGCCATCGCCAATTTTCTGCAAGTGGTCTCCAATAACCCTATGTACTTTAAATGGTTTAAATGACCCAGCAACCGGCACCTCTTTGGTAATATAACGCGCAAAGGTTAAGAAATCAGTCCGACACTTCAGCCTAAGAAGCTCTTGTTTTTCTGTGGGCGTGAGCGACTTCGCCCTTTTCTCCATCTCCTTGACTAATTGTTTTTCTTTTTTAACATCCTTCTTATTCATAGCTAGCAATCCGTACGTTTCTCAACACTTCTCGTATTTTCAAATTTAATCTCATCGAGAAGGGACTGAGTTCCTCTCTTATTGTTTGTAAGAGTGTTTTTGGCAAGGGAGAGTTGTGGGCTAGAGAGCTGATTTTCGATAAATGTATCGGGTTGAGGAGGGAGAGGAGAGTTGATTTTAGAGGATAGGGACTGATTTAGGATATAGTCTCTGTCTCTTTTTGTCCCTTCACGTTCCAGATCAAAATAACTTCCGATGTTGGGGTTGAAATTACCAAGAATAAAATTATCCAAGTTCACGCTATCATACCCAGATTCTAGTGTTCTCCATTCTCTATCCGCAGGCCTTACAAGCCCATTAAGTATCTCAAGAGCTTCCTTTTTACTCAAGGAAATAAGGAGTTGAAGATCGGCAATATTCTGTATTGCTGCTGCAATGTTATCTGTAAGATTTACACCTGCAGGACCACCATTCTTTACAGCATCTAGCTTCTGAGTAAATTTATATAGGTCTTTGATTGCCTTAGCTTGCTCTCTTACATCTCTAATGAGTTGAATAAGAATCCCGTCTCCAAATCCTCCACGGCCTCCATTCTCCAAGAATCTCTTCAATATACGATAGAGCGCATCAATTAGCTTTCTCTCAATCGATTCTACCCGAGTTATGTTGTTGTCTGTTTGTTTGAATCCCTTCTCAATCCCCTCAAACGTATACATAAGCTCTTGAAAGAGTTCTGGGAAATCAGCTTCTGCCGCCTGCTCGAGCTTATCCGCCATTTCGCCAATCCGCGGAACATTTGATATGAGCTGGGTGAGGTCGATAAAGCTCTCTGCGAGGAGAGGCTCACCAAGTCCTGAGTTCTCCCTCCCTCGGTCTTCAGCTACGGGATTATTGTTGTTATTGGTGGGGTCGTTGCCACTCCCCATATATGAGTTTGCATTATTTGAAACTACGCTACCACACGGATCAAGGAGCCTGTTGCCATCGCTATCGACTCCGTGCTCTGTTTTTCTACATTTAGGGCCACACGGACAATCATTTTGGCCCCCTCCTCCTCCGAACAATCCGCCAAGGCCACCAAATGCTCCGCCGATGCCCGGCACGCCGCTCAACACAGCAGCCACCGGCGCAGCTCCAAGAACCGCACCAGCGGGGCCTAGCCCGATCCCCCCTCCGAGCAACGAGGCAAAACTGCCCCCCTGGCCAAGTACTCCGAGCGCAGTTGTTGCGAGCTTAGGAATCGAGCTACCATCCAACATTTTTGGTAGAGCATCGATATTTGCAAAAGAACCAATCCCACTCACCAACTCGCCAAAATTACCATTTGCTACAGACGAGGCAATGTTACCCAAAGTTGCTGGAGAGATGATCCCTCCACTCGATCCGATGGAAAGCACATCTCCAAACACATCCTGGAGGCCGGACGTCCCAACCCCAATCGCTGCATTGATTATATTCTGGGTGGCGATTGGCTGGCCATTAATTGCACTAGAGCCGAGACTTGCCAACGGGCCGACATATTTCCCAATCTCTGGCGGAAGCTGATTAAGCCCTACCATGAGCGCAGAATCAATCGCACCCTGGGCCCCTCCTGCCATATATCCACTAAATACCGAGCCGAGGCGAGGGTCAACGGTTGAAAGAGTCTCGCGTAGCATATCCTTTCCAAGTTGCTCTAGAGCAGGCCCAACATCACCACTTTGCACCCCCGCAATTAATGGCTGAGCGGCTCCCCCGAGCGTATTCAAAATACTTTCCAGATCTGAGCCAATCACCCCACCTTGTGCAGCAGCGGATGTTATGGCGCCAATAACTGCTTCTGAAGACAGATTAGTATTGTTGGCAATAACTGTCTTGGCGATATTGCTTAGCGCATCGGCTCCATTAAATGTGCCAGGAAGCGCATTTGCCAATGTATTAACTAGCCCAAGAGGTGAACTTGCAGCATTAAACGGATTGACTTTTTGCAACATTCCATCTAACACATTAGTGTTTAATGACGGCCCACCAACCCCTAGAAAACTTGCAGCAGCAGGAGAGGCTACTTGAAGCGCAGCAATAGCTCCCGCAGAATTCAAAAAATCTACTTTACTCAACGGAGCGTCTTTCTTGTAGAACTGGAGCGGATCACGTTTTCCAGGCTTGACCCACTTCATCGAGCCCTGATACCTCATGCAAATGGCCAGTTCAGAATTATTCCCATCATCCACCACCGCTTCCATCCCATGCACCTTCTCTGTGCAATCAGGCAGGGTTGTTTTTAAAAATGTGGGAGGAGCCGAGACAGGAATCCAGTCCCACTCGTCCTTGTTCTCTGTCCTCCTACAAATCATCAACGTTCGCCTAAAGGCGCGGTCTTCCGTAAACTCGCGGATCTCTCCCGCAAGAGCCGGAGTGCATTCAGGTACGCCTCTATTTTTTCCTTTATTCAGATCTTTTACAACCTTCTCGCCCTCAGCCCCAGGATCGAAGCCTTTCTCAATCATCTCACCATGAGTAAGAGACTTCCACATATACTGAGCCTCTTCCCCAGTTTCTTGGTTATTTGTACGGCGGATGCAGATTTTAAGATCTTGGTTGATCTCATTCGAGCCGATAAACACCCGACCCAAATTTCCCTCGTTACACTTAGTCCCTGGGTCCTTAGAGGCAACACGAGCCTGCTCATCGAGCACGGTGATTTGAATCGGTTCGCCAATAACCCCAACTTGCTCATCGGTATTAAAAATCCCGACAATAAACGCATCTTCGGAGTTCCCGTCCGACTTAACAATGAGGGCCTTTCCTCCGATGTACTGAGAGCTGATTACACCACGGCCTTGTCCCCGAACATAAACCCAATCCGACTCCGTCCCATCGGCATAAATCACCTTTACTCTACCGAGCTTCTTTGGATCATCTACAGCCGCAATGGTCCCTATTTCTGGGTAGGGGTCGCCGTATGGCCCATCGTTTTGTTGGGCAATTCTCTCCAGAGCAGATTTAGTATTTAGATACTCGCCAAAAAAATCTTCTAGTGCCATTACATATTATAATATCCTCTGGGGAAAAGGAGTCCAGAACTCGGCCTTCTCCCAGTCAATGCTGCTTTTGCATTTGTCCTTTCTCCACCCGAAGAAGAGAATAAATCCTCTATGTTGAAATTAACGGCTGGGGAGGGGGGCGAAGTGGGCTCAGTCGTAGAAACAAAAACTCTCGGATTAAAATCAAGAGGAGAATTTACCCACTCACTGCCATTGTAA